GAGACAGTATAATAACCCCCAAGCATCTGGAACTGTTTCTTCTAGCAAGCGTCGTCCTGACAAGATGGAGCCTGTAATTGATCGCGTAATGATGATTGCAGAGCGCCTTGTTAATGCTGAGAAGGCTCTAACCAGTTATGGTAAGATTATTTCTGAGCAGAGCAGCAAAATTGCTGAGCTGGAAGCACAAATTGAGGGTCTAAAACTCTCACATTTCAATCCAGTATCAAAAACTGAAGCAAAAACTGCTCCAAAGACCACTGCAAGTCGTAAAACAGGCACAAAATCCTCCACCTCCACCAAGTAATTTTTGATTTTACTTCATTATGGCACGTATTTTTTCTAAAACAGGCACAACTGAGATTATTCCTCATAAAAAGAAGACATTTCAGGGGTTGAGTAGGCATACCAAATTCTGTAAAAGAGGTTCCAGACCTCGTAGGAAAGCATACAGAGGGCAAGGTCGTTCATAATCCAATAAATAGGGTCAGAAATGGCCCTATTTTTTATGTCCATTAAATTAACAAGAAATATTAAGACATTTGTAGATATCTCATTAGATTTTACACCTAATCCTCTTACTGGTGACCTAACAACTATCAAAGATGATAGAGCAATCAATAATGCAGTAAAAAATTTAGTGTTAATTACACCTAATGAAGTCCCTTTTAGGAGAGATATAGGTTCTATGGTGTCTGGACTGGTTTTTGAGTTATGTGATGAGGCAAGTGCTACCATTATTAATGATGAGATCAGAAGAACTATTGAATATAACGAACCAAGGGTTAATATAATCTCACTTGTGACTAATGCAAGACCAGATACTAATGATTTTAGGGTAATTTTGACTTACAATATCATTGGTGCAGATGAAACCTTTGTTGTTGAGCAAATTTTAACACCTACAAGATAGAGTATAAATATAAAAAATAAGAGGACAGGTTCTTGAGTGGTCCAATACAGCTCACAGAGGTAGATTTTGATCAAATAAAGAATAACCTTATTGATTATTTAAAAAGCACTAAGCAATTTACTGATTATGATTTTGATGGGTCAAATCTGCAAGTAATTTTAAATCTAATAGCTTATCAAGCTCAATTGAATTCTTATACTGCCAATATGGTGGCAAATGAGAGTTTTATTAATAGTGCAGTATTGAGAAAAAATGTTGTAGCTAATGCTAAGAGTATTGGCTATACTCCTGCGTCTGCCAGAGCAGCAAATTGTCTTATTGATTTTGACTTTCAACTCAATTCCAACAACTACCCAGCTGGATTTCCTGACTCAATTTTTATTCCACCTGGACTTGGGTTTAGTACAAACACTGGTTTGGACTCATATACCTTTAATTTTGTAGATAGAGAAAATGCAGCTGTCAATAATGAAGGATTATGTCAATTTAGAGATGTAAGTGTATTTGAAGGCAATTTATTAAGTGCAACCTTCACTGTAGATGAATCTGACTTTGATCAAAAGTTTATATTAGCAAACCCACAGATTGATGCCACTACAATTAGAATAGAAGTTCAAGAAACACCTAATCAAGACGCTACAACTTTCTACAGAAGAGCTGATAACCTTGCAACTCTAACTGAAGAAAGCAGAGTTTACTGGTTAGATGAAGTTGACAAAGGTTATTATGAACTAATCTTTGGTGATGGTCTGTTTGGTAAAAAATTACAAAATGGATCAAAGATATTTGTCACTTATCTTGTAACAAATGGACCTCTAGCAAATGGAATTCATGGCAACACTAATTTTGTATATATTGGTAACACCTTCGATAGCAACGGACAAAGGGTTTTATCCATTCCTACTATTTCAGGCGCTTCTACAACAGTTGGGGGTTCTGATGCAGAGTCTATTCCATCTATAAAGTTCAGAGCACCAAGAGAAAATGCTGCTCAGAACAGATGTGTGGTTGCTGAGGACTATGATGTACTGATTAGAAGGATTTTCCCACCAGTAGAGGATATTTACATCTATGGTGGGGAAACTCTTGAGATTCCACAGTATGGAAGAGTATATATTGCTATTAAACCAAAAACTGGTGACACTTTATCAAGAGTTACCAAGAATTACATCAAAAAGTCATTAGATCCCTTCAGGATTGCCTCTATTGACATCAAATTAGTAGATCCTGATGTGCTTTACATTGAAGTTGATGATATTGTGTACTTTGATAAGAAGAAAACACTAAAAGATAAGGCAGCTATTGAATCTGTAGTGATTACAGCACTAGAAAGGTATGCATTATCTGATGTAGTGCCTAAATTTGGTGGTGCTATAAGATATTCTAGTGTATTGTGTGCTATTAATGATGCTGATGACTCAATTACTAGAAATAACACCACTTTGAGGATGAGAAAGGATGTAACTATTGTTCCAAACACCTTTGCAACCTATGAAATCTGTTTTGAGCAAGAAATTAAGAGAGATAGAGATAATGTTACAGTGTATTCTTCTGGTTTTGGGTTAGAACTCAATGGGGTACTTGATCCACGTGTTTTCTTCTTTGAAAATGACCCTTCAACCATCAGAATGAAGACTGAGTTGAGTCAGGAGATGATTTGTGACATAAAATGCTTCTATATCAACGAATTTGATGAAAAAGTAAAAGTCAGCTTCTTCAGAAACCCAGAAAATGAGCTTATAGTGATTGATGAGGATGGTGATGGTCAAGAAGCAACTCCTTTTGGTGTATTACACTTTGAAAAGGGTGAAATTGAGATTGCCTATGAATTTAAGAATGGAATCAAGATTATCAACACAGAAATCAATCCTAATGTGATAGAAGTTAGGGCAATACCTGAAAATATGGATATTTTTGCAAAAGAGTCAGTATTCATCAAATTAGATGTGTCAAAATCAGATATTGTTGCATCTGTAGACACTAAGATAGCAGGATCATGAATGAAATCAAAGTAAAACCATCATCTCAAGTAGATGCTGTTCTACCTCTATGGATTCGTAGTCCTGAGACTGTAATTACCTTTGGAACTCGCACAGTTCTTGAAGGAAGGTCAAAAATTGCTAGAAGTCAGTATAGATCAGAAAATCATAAGAATTTTGTCAACTTCATGGAGAGGTCGGCAGAATCTGAGGAGAGATTAGGGTTTGGTCAAGATTTATTGCAGAATCTGCTTAAATATAAGGATTTCAGCTCCTATAAAAATGATCTTGTAACACATACATATTTGGATGTTCAAGATAAAGAAATTGAAGATGAATCAGTTAGTATTGACTTAACAACAGGCAATACAGGCAATACTCGTACAATTGAATCAAGAAGAAGGGCTCAATTAATTGGAATAGAAGAGCAATCAGCACCAGAACCTGATAAAAGAAATTTATTTACATCTGAAGAAGATGATTACCTTTTTGTCACTAATTCCTTTGGATTTCCAGATAGAAATGGTGTAGTTCTAATAGATGATGAAGTAATCCTGTATAGAAGGAGAGAAGGTAATAAATTAGTTGAATTGCAGAGAGGTTGTTCTGCAACTAGTGTACTTCCTACCTTTAAACATGAAGGGAAGTATATTTACAGTAAACCTGCTGTTCATCTCCCTGGAGCAAAGGTATTCAACCTATCAGTGCTTGGTTTGGTATCAATTCTTGATTCCATTCATAAAATGTATGCTCATGGGATTAGTTCTCAGAGAGTAGTTCCTGAAGTAAATAGAGCTTCACTATTAAAGAATATTCGTGACTTCTTTAGATCCAAGGGTTCTAAACTTGGAATCAAGGCATTGTTTAAGATTTTATTCAATGAGAATGATGTAGATGTATTCTATCCTGGCGACAGGATGATCATTCCATCTGAATCTACATATGTTCAACCACTCATACTAAAATCAGTATCTGTACCCAAAATTTTCTGTGATCCTGATGAAAATTATATACACCCAGATAAAACCATTGGTTCTAAATTAGAGTTTAAGACATATTCTGCTACTGTTATTGATCAATATGGTGAGGAAGTAACTATTCAACCTGAAGATGTAATTGCTACTTCAGTTGTTGATTATGCAAAATCATATCAATTTGGTGACCTGACAGAATATGAATATGCATTGAATAAAGATGTATATAGTGGTGAGATTCTACCCACACCTCTTACAGCTACTACTGATATTGTAAGCAGAACATCAACTTCTATTGAGGTAGAATCTACTTTTGGATTTCCTGAAAAAGGTATAATTTTTATTGACAAAGAAGCAATTTTCTATAGATCTAAAACAGACACATCTTTTGAAGGATGCAAGAGAGGTTATATTGGACCTTCAAATATCCATGCGACAGACACTTTTGTATTTGGACCATACTATGTTGAGACAGAGACTACTGATAAAAATGGAAAGGAATTCACTTCCAGGTCTTGGCCTTTAGGATTAGTATCAGATGTTATCATTGATAATCCAGGTTTACTTCATACACTAGATGATAACATAGTTGTTTCTTACAATGATAGGACAGGAAGTAAGTTTTATGATTATGATCCTAATGTTCAATTAAAAGTTGCTGGCGTAACAGAAGGATCTATTGACAAGGTTATAATTCAAGAAGGATTGCCTTCAACCACCACTATTGGAGATGAGGTCTGGTTTGATAACTCAAATACTACAGGCAGTGGAGCAAGAGCTCTTGTTACTGCTGTAAGTGGCAAAGATGTTGTACAGGGTAGATCAATAGTAATTGATTCAACAATTGACAGTCATGAAGTAGAGATTGCTATCATATCTCCAGAAACTAACCTGACATTTTTTCCAGATCAAATTATAGAAAGTTTTGGTGAAGTTGATGATACAGTTGTAGGAAATCAATCAGTCTCACTATTTAAAGTAGTTGAGTATGATAATGAACTGGAAACCCTAACTTGTAGTGTTATAAGTGATAGATTAGTAAAAGATGATGATACATTCCTTGATGCTAGAGCTAGAATTGTACAAGACTTGAATGTACTACAAATTAATGAACCAAGTGATAAGGCAGTATTATTCTTGAATAGCACTAATGATTTTCTTGAAGGTGATATTTTAAGTGTTTATGGTGAACAAGTAAGAGTTGTTAAGATACAACCAAATGAATCTATTACTGTCATCAGAGGATTTGATTCAACATCTGTTGCTATTCCTAATGAAACTCGTATAACCAACACTTCAAGATATAAGTATTTTATTGAAACTGCTGAAGAACCTGATGTAAATGTGGGTGATACTATTATTGTGTCAGGTTCAACACATGATGAAGTAAATGGAGAACAAACAGTTGCTGGCGTAGGTGCTGAAGGTTTTGATGGTTTTTATTTCTATACGACAGAAGCTTATGATTTAGCAGAAACAGAAATTACCTATTCTGTAACTAGCGGTGGTTCTCAAGGAGTGCCAACAGAAATTACAGTAACTTCTGGTGGTGCTGGATATGACACACTACCAGTAATTGATGGTTTGCTTCATACTGAAATTGATAGAGCAAAATTAGAATTAGATTTTGATGGTGGGTCAATTACAGATATTAATGTTATTGAAGGTGGTGCCAGGTATACAAACCCAGAAGTAAAAATATTTGATAGACAGGGCAATGGAAGTGGTGCTACAGCAGAAGCAACAATAGAGAATGGAGTTGTTGATTCAATAAGAATGATATCAAGAGGTAGTAACTATATTGATCCTTTTGTTGTATTAGTAGAAACTGATGGTGATTTTATTTGCACTACAAGAGATATTGGACAAATTACATCTATTGAAGTTGTAAACCCAGGAAATATCATATCACAAGATCCTAACTTACAACCTGATGTTATGATTACCACTAGGTTTGTGGTCTTGTTTAATAATGAAGAATCAGTCTTTAATATTGATGATACTGTGTATCAAGGAACATTCAATGACAGATATGCTGAGGGTGTTGTTGTTGACTATGATCCTGAGAGACAAATTGTAACAGTTGAAAATCTCACAGGTAAAATTCAAGAAGGTGAGATGATATACAATGAGGATGGAGTTTTAGCTTCTGTATTGGCAGTAAGTCAAAATGATGGTCAAGATCCTTTTGGAGTAGATCAAGAAACTCTACTTCAACTTGCAGAAGCATCTATGGGAATGGTAGTAGCATTGAATGGTCAAGCTCATGTCTCATTGTCAGTTGGTGGTGTTGCTCTTCCTGAAGGCAAATTTATTGATGATAAGAGCAAAGTATCAGAAGCATATCCTGTAATTCAAGATAGTTTTAGATATCAATGGTTCTCTTATCTAATTTCTTCTCCACAGCAAGAAATAGATTATGATACTTTTGTAGAAAAAATTATACATCCAACTGGTTTTATCAAGTTTGCTGATGTAACTCTTCATAGCTCTGTTTCCTCTCCTTCTGCTCCTCTTACTGGAAGAGGAAATGATCAAGATGGCGCTGGTTCTGGTGGCGGCGGAGGCG